AAAATTGCAGTGACATAATACTAGAATCACAGCACGTCGAGTATAACACGGGTGCGCCATTTTCAAAAGAAGTTATCGATTTTATGAAGTCGATAGGCTTTGAATTAGTATCAAATTTTTCAAAGCAAGAAGTTGATGGCGATTATCATTTCCAAAAAATTAATGAAAAGAATAATATAATGAATAGAACAAAAATAATACAATCACTGATTGATAAAATAAGCGCGAAATCATATCTAGAAATAGGTGTGGATAACGGTATTAATTTCCAAACTATAAATTGTAATAGAAAAATAGGTGTTGATCCAAACACATATACTATTGCTACATATCATGAAACTTCAGACGCTTTTTTTGAAAAAAATAATGAAACATTTGATGTTATTTTTATAGATGGATTGCACCACGCGGATCAAGTATATAAAGACATATTAAACTCATTAAAAGTTTTGAACGAAGGTGGATATATCGTTTGTCACGATATGAATCCATTACAAGAATCTCATCAAGAAATACCATTCGTTTCAGGAGCTTGGAATGGAGATTGTTGGAAAGCTTTCGTTCAATTAAGATGTGAAAGAAGTGACTTACAGATGCACGTAGTCAACACTGATCACGGATGCGGAATTATTTCAAAAGGCGAGCAAGAATTATTAAAATTAAATAATGTACCAACTGAATATAAATTTTTTGATATTCATCGTAAAGAATGGTTAAATTTAATAAGCGTTGACGAGTTTCGTAAAACTTATTTGGACCAAGATACTTCAATAATAGATGTATTACTCAAAAATTTCATTATGCATCCAAATGATCCTGAGAATAACTTCTTACTGGCTAGATATTATGATGAATTAGGACAGACTGCTTCGGCTCTTTCTTACTATCTTAGAACCGCAGAAAGAACTGAGGACGACCTTTTAAGATATGAGTGTGTTCTTCTTGGCGCTGCATGCTTTGAAAGACAAGGCACGCGAAAGTTTACTATGAAAGGCATGCTTCAACAAGCAGTGTCAATTCTGCCAAAAAGACCAGAAGGATACTATCTTCTTAGTAGGTTCTATGAAAACAATGTTAACAACGAAGGAAGATTTTTAGATTCATATATGACAGCATCACAAGCAATCGTTGTATGTGATTTTGAAGACTTGATTCCTTTAAGAACTGTAAACACTATAAATTACCCAGGTAAATATTGTTTACTAGTTCAAAAAGCTGTCGTAGCTTGGAACTGTGGTATGTGTGACGAATCTAGAAGTATTTTCCTAGATCTATATTCAAACTATGATATGAATGAGTATTTTACAACTTTAGTTAGAAATAATTTAAACAACATGGGAGCGTTTGCTTCTAAATCACTTGCGTTGTATAGTAAGGATAAACACAATAAGTTAAAAGTTAAATTCGAAGGTTCAGAAAATATAGAACAGAACTATGCTGAAGCATATCAAGATATGTTCGTACTTACAATGCATAACGGTAAGAAGAACGGAACATACGTTGAGATAGGATCTGGGCATCCAACTTATGGCAATAATTCATACCTGTTGGAAAAAGATTTTGGTTGGCGCGGAGTTTCTCTCGACATCAGTGAAGAATTTGTAGCAGCTCACAACACCGAAAGAAAGCATACATGTCTTCTAAGAGATGCAACTACCGTTAACTACGATAGGTTCCTAAATGGATTAGATATGCCAACTACTATAGACTATCTACAGATCGATGTAGACCCAGCAGATATATCGTATAAAGTTCTACTATCTATGCCGTTGGAAAAATATAAGTTTGGTGTCATAACGTTTGAACACGATCACTATGCAGATCCTAAGAGTGACGTTCGTTCAAAATCAAGGAAGTATCTTGAGTCTTATGGTTATAAATTAGTAGCACCAAATATTTCTCCTGACGATAATCGGCCGTATGAAGATTGGTACATACACCCAGAGCTGATTGATACGAGTAAAATTGAATTGATTAATGAAATAAGTGATGACACCAAAAAGGCTGAAAAGTATATGTTTGGAGAAATATAATGAAATTTGAAAACTTTCCTAGAGTAACTTGTATATCATTAAAGGAATCAGTTAAACGTAGAACAGACCTTATTGAGCAATTAGAAAATAGAGGCATCTACAATCACAAGACGATAGAATGCTTTGATGGTAGATCGACGAACTACCTCGATAGCATGATTGTTAATGGTCCGTATCTTCAAGGAACTCAATCCGAAGTAATAGCAACCTCTATGTCCCACATAAAGGCTATACACGACTGGTATACAACTACAGAGGACGAAATTGGGTTTTTCTGCGAGGATGATATTAAATTTGATATATCAGACAACTGGAACTTTACATGGGATGAGTTTGTTTCTAAACTACCATCTGACTGGAAAATAATGCAGTTAGCATTGATACGAACCGTTCCTTTAGTTCCAAGTGATATGAAACTACACACAAAGCAATGGGATGATTGGTCCTGCTGCGCATATATAGTAAATAGAGCGTATGCAAAACAACTGTTAGATGCCTACTACCAGTACGGTATATTTACATTCGAAATAAAGGACACTGACCACGTTCCAATACCTGAGAATATAATATATACTGGTAACTACCAGCAGTCATATACAATACCTCTATTTACTGAAAACAGAAATCACCGGTCTACGTTAGTAAGGGAAGAAACTTACGATTACATTGAAAAAATTCAAAGCGATTCTTGTAACTATATTATAGATTGGTGGAAAAATAAAGGTAGCAAACTTACTATAGATGAGCTAATGGATACAGACACTGACTTTGATTGGGGTATTAGTGATACTAATTTAATAGCTATTATCGATGAAGAGATCTTTCAGAATAGGGTATACGAAAAATATGTCCAAGTAAAAGAAAACGATGTGGTTCTTGACATAGGTGCTAACGTAGGTGCATTTACATATTCAGTCCTAGAAAAGAATCCTAAACGAGTAATATGCGTAGAACCATCGAATACTTTGATTAAAACATTAACAAAAAATGTAACAAAGAGTAACGTTCCAGTTGAAATAGTAAATGCTGCGGTAGGAAAAAGTACAGGTGCAGAAACTATAACTGATCAAGTTGTTATATATAAGAACGAAGGTACTGAGTTTAACACAATATCATTTAAAGATTTAATATCTACGTTTAATCTAGGTCATATAGATTTTATGAAGATAGATTGTGAAGGTGGAGAATATAGTGTTTTCACAAAAGAAAATAAAGATTACATCTTAAATAATATATCTCATATATCTGGCGAATTCCATGTATGGGGTTTTAATAACGTAATAGAAAATTTTATAGAGTTCAGAGAGTTATATCTAAAGGATCATAAAGACTATAAAATATTCGATAGGTTTGATAATGATATAACAATCGCAATCTGGGACGATGAATATATAAGACAGTATTCCGAATACCACAATCACGGTGCACAATTTATAGTATATATGTCTAATGAAAATAAGGAGAAATTAAGTATGATTACAAAAATACCTGTCATAGGAACCGCGGTTGTCTCGAACGCGTACTGGGTATCGCGTCTTTTAATGAGTGTAGATTATCCAGTTGAAACCTTTATCATCATTAATAACAACGGTAGAGGTGTTATAGATGAAGAATTGAATAATCTAACAAAGATTAAACACAAGTTCATCGATAACATAAAGGTAGTTCATATGCCTTCAAACATAGGTTGCGGCGGTGCATGGAACCTTATTATAAAATGTTATATGAATGCGCCTTACTGGATTATAGTAAACGATGACGTTGCATTTAACCCTGGATTATTAAGTGAGATGGCAGACACCGTCAATGCAAATAGTCAAGTTGGAATGGTTCATCCAAACGCTGGAGATTTTGGAATAGGCGCATGGGATCTATTCCTTATTAAAGATCATGTGGTACAAGAGTTTGGACTATTTGATGAAAACTGTTATCCTGCGTATTGCGAAGACGCTGATTATATTATGAGACTACATAATAGCTCAGTTGTAAAAGTTGTTGGGACTACAAACTCATATCAGCATGGCCACGGAGATAGTAAAGAATATTACAAGCACGGGTCGCAAACTGAAAAAAGTGAAGAAGGTCTTAAAGAAAAACTTAACGTTTCTAACGACCTGAATATAGAATATCTAACGAAAAAATGGGGACCTGGTTGGAGAACCATAGATCCTAATAGTCTACCATTCGAAAATGAAACGAATAGACACATAGGCGAAACTAGGTACGATCTTCAATTCGTAAGATCCAAGAATTTAGGGTTTTGATATGAGAGGGATATTACACGCTAAGAACAGCTATATAAAAAGAGCAACAACGACTGATAATTTTTATCACAATCCAGATTCAGTTAGATATTTTGGACTGAGCCAGGTATATTATAATTCTGACGCATACGTTGGATATAGAACATCAGAAACATTTTTGTTTGATAACACTAAAGAAGCGATTGAAAACATACTAGGTGCTGAAATTGAAGATTGGGAGAATCCTGAAAATGGCAGGTTTGAATCGTATCAGTCTAGTAATCATAATCCAGTGACATGGGATAAACAATATAACTGGACCGGATATGTATTTCTATCGCCAGATCCACCACCAGAATCCGGAATTACTTTACATAGACATAAAGATTCTAAATCTTTTGTTGGGTCTAAAGATATAACATTTAACCCTCTTGATAAATTTCAATTTGATAAGGCGGACGTATTAGGGAATATCTATAACAGATTAGTTCTTATCGATGGAAATATTCTTAGAAGCTATTCTGAATTTTTTGGTTGGGATATACCGTCCAGTATGTTGGTTCAAACATTTAAGTTTAACGTAGGGAGATAAATAAGAATGTACGTACAAGATCAAACATTTTCAGCGAAAACAAGTCCAGAAAAAAGATCGTTTGCAGTAGATGATTTCTACGCAAATCCGCACGAAATGCGTGAATACGCGTTACAGCAAGAATATTACGATGATCCTGGATACATAGGTAGAAGAACTCGTAGTCAGCACTTCTTTCCTGGTGTTAAAGAAGCATTCAGCGATATTATCGGTAAGAAAGTAACGGGTTGGGAATCTTACGGTATGAACGGTAGATTTCAACACAATTGGGCAGGCGAAACATTGGTATATCACTGTGATGCTCAGATGTGGGCAGGAATGGTATACCTAACACCAGACGCTCCACTACAATCTGGTACTGCTATGATCCGACACAAGACAGAAAAGATTCATCACAATTCACAGCCAGGATATATGAATTGTTTTAATCAAAAAACTTTCGTAGATAAAACTCCATATGAAACTGTTGACGATTTCGCAAACGTATTTAACAGGCTTGTAATTTTTCACGGCGGTCATTTGCACGCAGCATCTGGATACTTTGGAAACAAATTAAATAATTGCAGACTATGGCATATGTTCTTTTTTGATACTGAAGAATAATTAAAGGAAATTGTATTATGATGGATAACACAGTAGTATTAGTTACAGGTGGATTTGACCCGTTACATAGTGGACATATAGCTTATTTTAATGAAGCAAAAAAATTAGGCAACACTCTTGTAGTTGGAGTAAACAGTAATGAATGGTTGACCCGTAAAAAAGGTCAACCATTTATGGATATAAATGAAAGAGTTGAAATCATTAAAAATTTGATAATGGTTGATTCTGTAATTGTATATGATGATTCTGATGGAAGTTCAAGTGCAGCAATACGTTACTGTCTTGATACATATTCAGATTCTAATATCATATTTGCAAATGGCGGAGATAGAACTAATACAAATATTCCTGAAATGAGTATATCTTGCACAAACGAAGAATCAAAAAGACTATCGTTTGTTTTTGGAACTGGCGGAACTCATAAAATGAATTCTTCATCAAAGATACTTACGGAATGGAAAACCCCAAAGACTGAAAGAAAATGGGGATACTATCGAGTACTACACTCGGATGGTCCATCATTAAAAGTTAAAGAACTAGTTGTTGAACCAGGTAAAAGTTTAAGTCTTCAGAAACATAATCTTAGAAGTGAATACTGGATCGTATCTCATGGTACTGCGACAGTTAAACATGGAACTGATCTTGATAATTTGAATTGTTCAATACTCGAAAAAAACGAGGAGATTCAAATATTAAAAGAAGAGTGGCATCAACTAATAAACGATACGAAAGAAGAAGTTAGAATAGTTGAAATTCAATATGGTATCAACTGCATTGAAGAAGATATTATCAGACACTGACTTTCTTTTTAGATAGATAAATCTATTATATCCTCTGTTGAACATATGTCAACTAAAAAGTGTTGTTCTTTTAAATATAAATACAGAGAACGCGTATATACTTTTAGGTGGAAAAATGGCTCAACCTGCTACAAGAAAAGAATTTAAAGAATACTGCTTACGAAAGTTAGGTTCACCAGTAATTCAAATAAACGTATCTGATGAACAGATAGATGATCGTGTAGAAGAAGCATTATCATTTTGGCAAGATTACCATTATAACGGATCAGAATTAGTATATCTAAAACACTCGTTGACTCAAGAAGATATTGACAATGGTTATATTGATTTAAATAATACTGATCACGCTAAACTATTAGGTGTGGTTCGTATCTTTGATCTATCATCGTCTATCTCTACTGGCACTGGTATGTTTAACGTTACGTATCAGTTCGTTTTAAATAACCTTCAAGATCTAACTGGTTATTCAATTCAAAACTATTATATGACGATGCAGCATATTCGTTTCATACAGGAATGGCTCGTCGGCTGGGCTATGATACGATATAATAAGCATAATAATAGAATATACATAGATCAGAGTAAAGCAAAATTAACTCCAGGTTACTTTATAATGATTGAAGCTTATGCTCCACTCGATGATGCGAACCCAGATATATGGGGTGATAGATGGCTTCAAAACTATACTACAGCGCTCATAAAGGAACAGTGGGGTTCGAACATTACTAAGTTTGTAAATATGCAACTAGTTGGTGGAGTTACTTTTAATGGTGATCAAATATTAGCAGATGCAAGAGAAGAAAGACGAACGATGGAAGACGAAGCTAAAAATTCTCTGCAACCGCTTGTGTATAATTTCTCAGGATAATTGATGGCAACCAATTCGTTCTTTTCGAACTACAATTTTTTTAATGAGCAGCAACTCATAGATGATCTTGTCATCGAAAGTATTCAACTGTATGGTGTTGATACATATTACGTAACACGAGTGTCTACATCGTTTGATCATATACTAAATGAAGACAGTTTAACTGTATTTGATGCAGCTTATCATATCGATCTTTATGTAAAATCTATCGATGGATTTCAAG